GGATCTCTTGATAATGTCTATTATCATCCACAGGTGGAACATGTATAACTTTATCATCAGTAAAAGTAACTTTGTAACTACAAAAGCCATGTGAATCATATTCTTTTTCAACTGATTTTATCATAATTCTGCATCTCCTATTATAGCAGCATCAGTGTCATTGTTAGCGTAAACAATAGCAGCACTACCATCTGAATTACCCGCAGATTGTTCTGAAGAATACGCTGTCGTACTCGTTCTAGTAGATGGACAATTCCATGTCACTGCTGTTGTTCCCACCTCCATATTCCAAGATCCATCAACAGACATTGACGGTGCTGACCTCATTTTTACAGGATGATAGCCTTGTATCATAGTATTACTAGAACCTATTTGCATACCTTGTGCTCCTGGTCCGTAAGAATTTTCTGCTTCTCTTCTGTAAAAATATCTCTGACACTTTCTCAAGTTACTCTCAAAACTCTCAAAAGGAAAACTAGGTATTGTGTTAGTGTCGAATGTTCCTACTTCTAATTGAACTCCTGTTAACGCCCAATCATTATCAGTGCTTCCTGCTAAATCAAAATTTGTTACATTCCTATCTGCGTTAGCACTTGCCTCCCATGCTGTAGGCACTGCTCCACCTGAATAATTTGAACCACCATCTAAAAACCATTCTATCGTTAAACTGTTTGCATTATCGTTGTCAAACGCTCCAGTAGTATCAGCAGGAAAATTTATAACTTTCTTTTCCCATGTATCAGCAGCATCAATGTCGTATGTGCCACCTACTTGTCTTGTATTGTCAACATCTCTTAAATTTACTTGTAAATTACTGCCTGTTTTACTCGCCTTCAC